GGCTACTGGACGAGGACGATTCAGCCTTATTCCTCCAATCGCCCTTCGATCCCTTGCCAAACGATTTGAAGACGGAGGAAGACTCTACGGAGACAACAACTGGCACAACGGATTCCCATTAAGTAGGTTAATAGATAGTATGAATAGACATCTGTTAGCGTTGAACGAAGGAGATGACAAGGAAGATCACGCAGGTGCTATACTGTGGAATGCCAGTGCTTTCCTGTGGACCGAGGATCAAATTAATAAAGGTAACTTACCTCAAGAACTAGATGACAGGAGTTACATAAACAAATGAATAACGAAGAAGAACTACTACCAGCTATAAGTGAAACTTTAGTTAAAAGATTAGAGAAACTATTTCCTGATAAATGTCCTGACTTGACGAACACAGAAAAAGATGTTTGGTTTAAAAGTGGACAAGTGTCTGTAATTAGATTTCTAAGACAAACTTATAACGAACAGCTTCAACAAAACATCTTAACAAAAGACTAACTATGTGTATGTCAACACCAGATATTCCTCCTCCTCCACCACTTCCAGCACCTATCCCTCCTGCACCTGAGAAAGAGAAGAAAGCAGTAACCGTAGCACAGATGCAGCCTAAGAAGAGGAGAAGAGGAGCACAAGCTCAGTTAGCACGAACTGCTAGACCTACACTAGGTGGAATGTCAGGTGGTACTGGTGTTAATATGTCTTAACAAAATTTTTATTAACTAATAACTATATATTATCATGCTTCGCACACTCTCAAAAAAGACTTTGCTATCATCTGTTACTTCAACAGGGGCTGGCAGTTCATTCTCAGTAGAGCGTTCTAAGGGTTGGACCTTTGTAATCGCTTCTTCATCAGTAAGTTCAGGAGGTACAGTAGACATAGAAGCCTACATCGGTGGTGCTTGGTATGTTGTTCACTCTGAAGTAGTAACAGCAGACGGAGCAGTAATGGTCAGAGATGATCACGGACACTACGAAAAGATAAGAGCTAATCTATCTGCTAGAACAGACGGTACTTACAGTGTATTTGCTACAGGTACTACAGACTCTCTTTAATTAGATGTCTTTGATATTCACAGATCAGCTTGACAAACCAAGTGAGATCACACCTCTTCCTGATAACTTGATTCGCCCTATCTTTGGAGCTTTATATGGTTTCGATAACAGCGACAGCGTAGATAACGCTTTGCAAACAGAGGCTGGAGAGTTCATGGTTACAGAGGGGGGAGATTTCTTACTGTTTGAACCAGTTGTATAAAATAAAATAATAAAATGGCTAATAAAAAATTTACAGAACTTGATAACCTACCGAGTCCAGCAGGTGCAGATATACTTGCTATTGTTGATGATGTAGCAGGTACAGCTACCACTAAAAAGGTAACAGCAACTAACCTAATGACCCTTGCACCTGTTCAATCAGTAGCAGGAAGGACAGGTACAGTAACACTTAGCGACACAGACATTAGTGGATTAGGTACGGCAGCTACTCAGGATGTAGGTACAAGTGCTAATAATGTAGTACAGCTAAACGGATCAGGTGCTTTACCTGCCGTTGACGGTAGTAACTTAACAGGTATTAGTACAGCAGTTGACGGCACAGCAGTTACTTCAACAGGAGAAACAGGAGCTACTAAATTTTTACGAGAAGATGGAGATGGGACTTGTTCGTTTCAGAATGTTGTAGTTGGAGACGCAGAGTTAAGAGGCACAGCTAACCCTCATATGGGTGCATTTCCCAATCAATCACTTAAAGTATTAGACAGCCAACCAACAGGCTCTGCCTTAATGGTTGCAGATTCGACAGGCTTGAAATTCGCAATCGGAGCAAGTGCTAATGTTTTCGTCATAAAAGGTACAGGCACAGCATCACGATTAGCAGAAGCATCTGAGTTGCCTTCTTTTAGTATTACTAAAGATTCGGGTGAGCCTGATATAGAACTAACTGATTCGGATGGAGAAGTTTATTCTGTAGTCACAGGAGACTCGGACACTTTAGGTGCTAATGGATTACCCATTCGTCAAGGCTACCAACTTCCTAATATCGGGGCTAACCCATCACCTCTGTTAATCTCAGGTGGAACAATTTCTTAAAACTTAACAACTAAAATTATGGCAACAGTATATATTAAACCAGGCACAGGTACAGGCACAGGAACACTAGCTGATCCTTATTTTCAATCACAATTAGCAACTGCTGAAGTAGCAGCTGGAACTGATGGTACAGTATTATTTACCGATGGTGAATATAGCAATGTAACTTTTGATGCTGGCAAAAAGTATGAAGCAGTTAATCCCCAAGGAGCAATTATGGGTGATGATACAGCAACAGGTGCAACTTTATTCACAGTAGGTAATACTTCTAATAATACAACTTTAGCATGGTCCATTAAGAATTTTAAGTTTTTTAACATTCGTTTCAGATTTAATAAAAACCAATCAGGTACTAGTAATGTCTTTTCAAGTAATACTGTAATTACTACTTCTACAGTTACAGGTACTTACGGTAATGTAGGTGTATTTGACGGCTACAATACAGGGAGCGGAGATGTACAATTTCATAACAATTCAATTTTATACCGCTCAGTAAGTGGCGATGCAAAGGTATCAAGGGGTATAAATACCTATGATATTCAAAACTGCACTTTTGCTTTCTTATTTGCTGATGCCACAACAAGGGCATGGGATAATGGTTTACCTAGTGGAATGAAGAATTGTATTTTCTTTAGTGATACTGAAGCAGCATTCCCTTCAGGATTAAGTTTAAACACAAAAGCAACCTATAGTTGTTTTTTCCAATGTAACACTGACAACACCGCAAGTGGAACAAATATAAATAGTGACCCTCTATTCGTAGACGATTCAAGCGGTGATCTTCGCCTTCGCCCATCCTCACCCTGCATCGGTGCTGGAACAGCTTCCTAAGTCATGGCACATCAAAAGTTAGGACGGAAGGATTACACCATCGCTGTTAAGACAGGGACGGATGCTAATAAGACGAAGTTTAAAAAGGAAGCTACGCAAGGGGAATATTACTTTGCGACTGATACGAAAAAACTTTACCTAGCTGAAACTACTGCTGGTGCTTCCGATTCTACTTTAGCTGAGTTTACACCATCTGCTACTGGTCAATGAAGTTAGGTCGTAAAGATTACACCATCTCTGTTAAGACAGGGACTGATGCGAACAAAGCAAAGTTCAAGAAGGAATGTGTTCAAGGTGAAATATATCATGCCACAGACACAGGATTCTTTTACATTGCTGAAGTAACTGCTGGTGCGAGCGATGCGACTTTGAGTAAATTTGGAAGTGTCTTTGACTCCTCCTTAACATTCCCAACCATTCAGGTATTTAACACTGAAGCAGACTTCATTTCCAACACAGACGCACCTAACTACACTATCATCCACGCTAAAGACACCAATAGTTTGTATGTTTGGGTAGGTTCTTTTTGGCGAGTTTTCCAATCAAATTAATAAATATGAGTACACTTAATACTACCACTTCCTCAAGTCGTCCTAGTTTAGGTTCATCCGATATAGGTAGATCATACTACGAGACTGACACTAACAAAATAATAGTTTGGGACGGTGTAGGTTTTGACGAATACAATGCAGATTATATAGCTAATCCAGCTTTCGTTAATGGATTTGCTCTTAATTTTGACGGTACTAACGACAAGGTCAGTATACCGCACAACTCAGCCTTAAACGGTACAAACGGTTTAACTATTTCTGCTTGGGTAAATCACAATGGTTCACTCAGCGGTTACCCACAAATTGTCAGCAAGCGAACTGGTAATACTGCGTATCAGTTAAACATTAAAAACACAGGTGAATTATATTTTGGTGTAGATGGGACATCTTTCGTTACAGCAAGTACTGTATTATCGTCCAATACTTGGTATCATGTTGCGGTTACTTGGACTAACGGAACAGGGGCTGTTGCTTTTTATGTAAATGGATCATCGGACGGTACAGGGACATCAAAATCTTCGATAACTAGCAATACAGGAGCGTTTGAAATCGGGAAAAATCCTGCCTTTACTAATTGGTTTGGGGGGGCGATGGATGAAGTGGTGTTTTATGATTATGTATTGACACCGACAGAGGTGAATAGCCTCGTTCAAACCATTAGTAGTACTTTAAAACCTAACGATGCAAATACTTTAAGCCCTGTAGGTTGGTGGAGAATGGGAGATAGTACTGGAGATACTTCATCGACTATAGTAAATGCCGCAACAGGAGCAAATACTGCTGGTTCATCCATAAACGGTTCAATATCAGGGGCTACATCTAGAGATTTAAGCACTATTCCTGACTCAATTTATAATTCGTAACCATGAGAACATATATAATAGTCAGTTCCACTGAAGCTAGTAACTTTGATTTCAGTCAGTTAGTAGACAACGATGAATCGTCCAGCCGTAAGAGCTTAGACGGTAGTAAGATACTAGCACGATTTGAAGGTGACACTCCTAGCTTTTTAATAGGTGAACAGCAATACACTCAAGAAGAGATACTCCCGATAACAAACGGTAATGAGTGGTCTAACCCTGACGGTGTATAAGATGCAAGAAACAGCCCAAGGTCTATACCACTCCTTAGAGAACCAAAGGTGGTCTTTCTTAGATAGAGGTCGTACCTCATCTGAGTTAACGATACCTTACATAATGCCGCCTGATGGTCATAGTCACGCTACTAAGTACTACACACCATATCAAGGAGTGGGAGCTAGAGGAGTTAACAACTTAGCGTCCAAATTACTGTTAGCACTGTTACCACCTAACGCTCCCTTCTTTCGTCTTGTTATAGACAGGTATGAATTAGATAAAGCAAAACAGGAGTTAGGACCAGAGGGAGGAGAGCAATTACGATCTGACTTAGAGAAAGCATTAGCAGATGTAGAACGAAGTGTATCTCAAGAAGTAGAAGTAGAAGCATTTCGAGTAGGAGTGTTTGAAGCGTTAAAGAATTTATTAGTGACAGGAAATACTTTGTTATACTTACCTGATGAAGGTGGGATGAGAGTATTCAGACTTGATAGGTACTGTGTAAAGAGAGACCCAATGGGTAATGTAACACACATAGCTATTAAAGAAACTGTTGCTCCAATGATGTTACCTGAGTCTGTAAGAGAGGAAGTATATCGTCAAGAGAAAGAGAACAGCTGTGACTTGTACACCTCTGTAGTTAGAGAAGGTAATGAATTTGTAGTACAACAAGATGTAAAAGGAATTGTTATTGAAGAGTCAAAGGGTAGGTATCCTATCGAGAAGACTCCGTTCCTACCTCTTCGTTATACAAGGATAGATGGTGAAGACTACGGTCGTGGATTTGTAGAGGAGTACATCGGTGATCTTAAATCTTTAGAGTCGTTAACAAAAGCGATAGTCGAAGGTAGTGCAGCAGCAGCTAAGGTATTGTTCATGGTTAATCCTAACGGTACAACCAGGGCTAAGACTTTATCTGAATCTCCTA